ATGATAGTTACATCGGGTGGCCGCTGCCCCCACCACCCCAACGAGATTACAAAAGCCAGAGCTGGCGACCACCAAAGGCAATATGCGGTCGATGTGTTTTATGATAACGAGTTAGACCGAAACAAACTTATGACACTCGCAGGGCGTCATGGTGCAACGCGTGTAGCTGGCTCCGAAAGGCTAAAATTCGTACACCTTGCATGGACACCAACCAGCGACAAGAGCGTACCAACGTGGAGTTATTGATATGAACTGGAATCCTATAACTGCCGTGGCCGAAGTGGTCGGTGGCGTTTTTAATAAACGAGAAGAGGGCAAGCAACTTGAACGCTCGATAGATGGGAAACTAGCGCTACAGAAAAATGGAAATGAAGCGCAGGTCGTGTTTAATGAACAAGAAATAGATGTAATATCTAAGCGCAATGAAGGACAAACATGGAAAGATGAATACATCACTATCATCATGACCATGCCGCTTGTTATGCTATTCTTGGCTGTTTTCTTCGGCATTTTACTTAATAGGCCTGATTTAATAGAGGCATCAATCCAAGCCAACAAAGCAATTAAAGAATTAGTGCCTAATTATCAAGAGCTACTAGCCGCGACTATCTTTGCGGGCTTAGGTATTAGGGCGGTTAAGAGAAGATAACCTTAGTGTTGTCGTTCTCATGTCTAGTCTCCAAGGCGGCGTAAGCATGTAACCGTCATCGCCACGAACCGTCTTATCCCATCCTTTTATAATCTTTATGCTGGTTGTTCTGCTGTAACCTTTTGCTTTCTTCATGTTAGTCTCTCCATTACCGATTCTTGAACATCGGCTTTACTTTGTAAGGCCGCGGCTACTACTTCATCAATAGTGTCGTTAGCCACGATGTCGATATAAAGAACATTCTTAGTGGTTCCAATTCGGTGCGCTCTGTCCTCTGATTGTAGTCTAGTTTCTAGGTTGTAATCATTGGAATAATAAATAACCGTATTCGCCGCCGTTAGCGTTAATCCTATACCGCCCGCTTGAGGATTACCTACGAATATTCGAGCCTCGCCTTCTTGAAAACTATCCACTGCGTTTTCTCTATCCTTAGAGTTTACCCCGCCGTGGTATTGAACGAAAGATATATTGCTGCGTAGTAGATGATCAGCAATCGCGGCTATTTCTGCACGGAAAGATGCCCAAATAATTATCTTTCCGTCGGTGTCCTCAATTAGCTCTTTTAACAAGTCCATACGGGGGTTCTTATCGGCCAAGACCGTCGGCTCTCCGTCTACCATTATGAAGCAAGATACAGCCTGACGAAGTTTAGACTTCACGACTAGCTTATCGAATATGTGCAGGTTTCCTTCCAGCTCTATTCTTAGATTGTCTCTCATGAAATCGTAGGTCTTTCTTTGCGCAGGCGGAAGGTCGAATCCTACTATTTTATAAATTTTATCGGGAAGGTCTAAACAATCGGCCTTTTTTACTCTATAAGTCCAACTGGACATAAGCTTAGCGAGTTTATCTAAGTTCTTATACTTAGGCCGCCCCTTACTATCTTTAGCCGTTATCTGTGGTCTCTCGAAGCCTCGCGTTTTTTCGAGAATAGCTTTATACAAAGGCGAATTTTCAGGAAGCAATTCTGTGTATTCTGAAACAAACGCCCTGAAACTAGACGTGCCCAAGAGCGGCAAGTTAGGGGATAGAAACTTAGCCTGATTAAATATATCTTGTGGGCCATTAGGCATGATAGTACCAGAAGCTATTCTGCGGCTTCTCGCTAATGTGCCTAATTTTACTGTCTTTTTACTGCGGCCAGCGCTGGGCGACTTAATTCGAGTGGATTCGTCTACTATCATCATGCAACGCCCCGCCTTAAGAAACTTTGCCGCGTAGGAATAGCCGCGCTCTGTATTAAGGCTATCTATATTCATGGCGAATATTCGTAAGCTATCCGAGCGCTCCAGCATTAGGGCTTGCACTTTCTTAGACTTAATCGTTTGCTCTGGCACCCACCAATTCGCTATATAAGCAACTTCTAAGTGTTTAGGTATTTCTCGACGCGGCCAGTTACTGTGAACGCCCTTCGGCGCAATGACTAAAACGGTATCTATTAGCTCATCTTTAAATTGCCTTTCAGCATCGGCTAGTAGCATCCACGTCTTGCCCGTTCCCTGCTCACAAGCCAATGCGTAATACATAGGGCAGCCAGCCATGCGCTCTAGGCCGACGAGCTGATGACTCATTCCTTTAGTAAGCATTGGCTTATGTCCTCCCAGTTATCGGCCTCGTTATGTAACTGCATTTCGGTCATGTTAAAATCATTCATTACGTCGGCATACTTACCTTCTATTAAATAAAGCCGCAAGGCGTTGTCGCGTATCAATACATACGTTCTTAGGCCGAGTGAGGCCATTTTAAGGTGCCAGTTAATCTGCGATATTCTTAAGCCTTCATCACCCATTAATTTAGTCGTAGCCTTCTTAGGCAGGATGATAGATTTTAGCTCCACCCAAGTTTGGTCTCCTTTCATGCCTACCCAAACGTCTGCCTCTCCAGCACCTACTTCATTTTCAATACGGCGGCACCACAACCTCTTATCAATGTTACGCTTCATCGAGTCCCATACCCTTTGCTCTTTAAGTCTCATAAATAACTTCCTTAGTTATACACTTAATCTTCTGCACGTTCATCATGCTGAAGTCCTTTAGCCATTTTCCCCGCACAAGATAGTAGTCCTCTTTATTACGCGCTGTCTCAGCTAGGTCTACTCCCATCGAAATCCAGTCACGCTTACTTATTCGAACGCGCACAGGCTTAGCAACACTATCATCGACCATAAACAAGTCCAAAAATAAGGACTGCCCTTCGAATCTTTTTCCGCCGCGCCGCGCTACTCTTACGCCTTCATTTTCATCGCGGCGTTCCTTTCTTATTAGCTGACAAACCACAACCGCTGACTCATTAGCCTCCAATTCGCTGAAGCGCTTAATCTGCCCCATCACATTATACTTCGCTGGGTTATCATATATGTGCGAGTACATAGTGTATATAGGCGCAAGGTTTCCTATGCGTGGCTTATGCTTACTCGTTAGCGCCTCGATTTTCTCGACGGTTAACGTCCCCGCTTCTCTCTCCGATAAAAGCTTAGCGGCCTTAATGCGCCCTATTCCAAACAAATTATCGAAGCCGCCTATTAATCGTCCGCCTTTAGCCGCCCACGTTATATCCGACAACGCGGCATCGAACGGAATATACATAACGCCTTCATCACGAAGCTCTCGCAGTATCTCTACTGTCTGCTCCTCGTCTTTTGCGTTCCTAAGCGTAGCCGCTGCATACTCTAACGGGTGGTATCTCTTAAGCCAAGCGCACCAATAGCTGATAACGGCATAACTATGGGTGTGTGACTTATTCATTCCCCAAGCGCCGAAGCCGCATATCTCATTCCATATCGCAGTCGCGTCGTGCTCTTCAATGTTCATCTTCTTAGCGCCGATAGCGAACTGCTCACCATATCTATCAAAGAACTCCTGCCCTTTTCTTCCGCTCATAGCCTTACGAATCGTGGACGTATCCTCCCAAGAAAAGTCGCCAATCTCACGGACTATGCGCATGACCTGCTCTTGGTATAATACGACCCCCATAGTTTCATCTAAGTAAGCCGCCATGGACGGATGACGATACTCCACCTTTTCCTTTCCTGCGGCTCTGGAGACATAATGCGCTGCGGCACCACCACCTAATGGGCCAGGTCTGGCTAGAGCTGTGATGTGGTCTATCTGCTGAAACTCCGTTATGTGAATGCCAACGGATACTGAACGCTGAGCCGCGCCTTCGAACTGAAACACCCCAGAGAACTTATGCTGATTAATTATATCTAGCACCTCTTGGTCGTTAAACTTCATGCTAAACAACTCGCGCTGACTTATAACTCCACTGTCCTCGATGACTCCTAGCGTCCTTAATCCCAAAGCGTCAATTTTTAATAGGTTAAGCGCTTCTGCGTCCTTCTTATCTATCTGAGCAACGCCGTCTATGACTGTGCAGTACTCGGTGATAGCGTCATTACAAACTATTATCCCCGCGGCGTGCACTCCTGTGTGAGATGCATGATTCTCTAGTTCGTTAGCTACCCTAAATTCAGGATGGTCGTGGATAAACGTCTGCCCTGCGACTGTATTTTGAAGCGTGTCTTCTAATCCTTTACCATATCTAGCATCACCAGAGCTGTATTCGATTAGAACATTTAAAACGGGGAAGGTCGCGCCGCGGTTTATTCCTAGCTTTTTAGATGCGTGCGCCATAACAGACCGCGGTTTAAGCGTTAAGAACGAGCCTATTTTAGCGACGTTGGCCTGTCCGTATTTCTCAGCAAGATAATCGAACACCATGAAGCGCTTCTTATCATTAAAATCTATGTCTATGTCAGGAAGGTCGTCACGGTTTATGTCGATGAATCTCTCGAATAGCAGTCCGTATGGCAGCGGGTCTACCTCTGTTATCTCCATTAAGTAACAAACGAGCGAACCTGCTGATGAACCACGAGCTGGCCCAACTAACATATGCTTTTTAGACCATATAACTAGCTCGGCAACCATGATGAAGTAGGAGCTATAATCCTTTTTCTCTATCATAGCCAATTCACGCTGAAGGCGGTCTTCATACTCCTGCGTCCACTCGTCGATATGCTTACTCTCTAGCCTGTATTTTTTCCCCGCATCGCACATAGCATTGATGTCACCCTCTACTTTTATGATTGGAGCAGAAGGTAAGGAGTCCTGCGCAGAAAGAGCGCCAACTATCTTAGTGGTTACTGAGTATTCCTCATACTCCGCATCAGTTAAAAAGTCGAACGCCTCCCTGCTTACGTCTATGTGCCGCGGCCTTACTGAGTCACTATCATCCCAAGCAAGAAAGAACTCCTTATCTTCTGGAGTCGGATAGTCGTTATAAGGCACTAGCACGCAGGGCTTACCGTCGCGCTTTGCCTGAAGAATCCTACGCCTCCCTTCGGTCACGCTGCTGGGGTCAATATCCATGTAGTCATACGCTAAAGGATTGCCGCCCAAAGCACTGCCAGCAAAACGAATTACCTTTCCAGAAAGCCCCTCCCAATCAATATCGCTAGTGGGATTGCTAGAACTCGCCTTATAGAATGCGCGGGTGTTATTTCTCATGGCTAACGCCCAAGCTACGGGCTTACGTCCGTCCTCTAAGGCGATAGTAGCGGTAAACCCAAACGCGGGCTTTACGAGGCCGTTTAGAGCCTTAAACCAACGAGCATGTCCCCACGTTCCTTTATCATCAACAATAGCCGCGGATGGCACGCCCATTTCTTCTATGACCTCGGCAACATAGTCTATCTTTCCATATGCACGCCTGAAACTACATTCGGTTCTGATTCTCAATAAAGGTAGCATGAAATCCTCCTGTAGTCCATATCTCAGCGAGAGCGGTGCAGTCATCTATAGCACGGTGAGTCTGCGCTAATGCGTGGCCGCACACGTCAGCATAAAGTTGAACCATCTTAGGCCTGTATCCGTACCGCGCTCGATTTTCTTCGACGGTACAAACGCCAGTCGGAAACTTAAAATCTATCCCCATGCGGCGCAACTCGAATCCAACCAATCCTCGGTCAAAAGCCAAGTTATGAGCTACCATTAAATCCGACTCATTAAACAATGCCATTATCTCAGGCCACACGTCCTTAAAAACAGGCTTTCCGATTAAGTCGTCATTAGTGATTCCCGTTATCTTAGTGATGATGGACTCGATTTGCTCCTGCGGATTAATAAGCTGGTTATATGACTTAACAATCTCACCGTTCTCATCCAGAATAACAGCGCCAAACTCAATGATCTTCGGCTGTTTACTAATGTCTACTGACGGATGCTTAGGCAAGCCCGTGGTTTCTGTATCGAACACCATGACATTCATGCGTCTATCCTTACGATGAATTTAATATCAGTGCCGATTAACTCGCGTGTACTAAATATCGTATAGTTATATGTGCGGCCGTTATTAACTAAAAATTCATTAGTGTGGCTTTTAGTCGTTACCTCCTGAGCAATACTAACATATCTATCCTCCATAAATGAACGCCATTTCGACAATTCGGCCGCGGTAACATGCATGCCTACATGAGACACGCAAGCCTTCTTATTTTTAATCCAGTTGTTACCTTTGGTATAGCGCAAGTTTTCTACCTCTAACTTATCAGGCGTATCCTGATAACCGAACGATAAATTAGCCTCATTAATTCCTTTTTCCCCGAATACCTCGCCTTCCGCAATGACAGCATCCTCTACCCACGCGCCGAAATTAAACAGCTCTTTCAAGAATCTTTTTCCCGCTTCACTCTTAGGCGAAAATGCTAACTGCTCTACTATAAATTTCATTTTATGCTCCGTATGGTAAATCGCAACCAGCTAATGCTTCGTGGCGATATTTTTCAGATAGTAAAAATACAATAAACTCTGCGCAAGCCGCGGCGCTCGTTTCTTTCTTAGTCAGTAATCCAGCGACCTGATACTTATGCGCTTCTTCAGGAGTCCATCCGCGAGTCTTACATACCTGCGCGTCAATATCCTCGCTCATGCCAGTACCGCCTAGCTTATTGGGACTAACGGAAAATATTGTTATACCGTCCTCTATTAGCTCCCGCGCCATTTGTTTAGTAAGTATTAAGGCCGCGCCCTTACTCGCATTATACGCGGCACTGCAACGCATAGGCATATGAGCGGCGTTCGATACTATATTACAAACCGAACCCTTAGTAGCTTCTAGCGCAGTGCGATAGTGCTGAGTCATAGCGAACATACCATAAGCATTAACTTCTATCACGCGCATAAACTCTCTGTGAGTTACGTCCGCCATCCAGTTAATTTTATTAATTCCCGCGCAGTTAACTAATACATCAACCCTACCTAAAACAGGCATGTTCAAAATAGTCGGCTGAGTAATGTCGTGCCCGAACTGAGTATCAATCGGCACGACATTAAAGCCTTCCGCCGTTAACTTTTGAGATATTAACTTTCCTAGACCGCTTGCCGCGCCTGTCACCACCGCTACTTTTTGCTGCATGATTCATTCTCCAAAATGCTTTCTACCATAGCCGCGTATACGGCAATATCGTGAATCGAGTCCTGATGGCTTAATTCGCTGTTAACGAACCGCGTTAGTTTAACAATCATCAGCTCGAACAGGTGCCATTTATTAAAGTCTTCAGGCGTTTTTAATACTACTCCAGAAGGGAAAAGAAGGTTCATAACATCCCCTACTTTCTTCCAGTTATCGCCGTATGTTATATTACGCTCAGCGTATGTATCGGCCATTCTCTCTAGTATCGTCGAAGGACTAACGCAAGGCCGCAGCTCTGTCGCCTGCTCCTTCATGTAAATTTGCGGGTCTATTCCTGCTGAATTTTCTATAAAAGTGCACAATCTCTTTCTCACGTCTTCTCTATCATCCAGAACTACTATGTGTTCATAGTACTTACTGGTCTTAAGATGCTCAGACAAAAGAGCTAGTTTCAGGGTCGGCGAGTCTCTCATGTCGCCATTAGGTCGCATAAATAAAAGCCCTTTGCCCATTCCGTATCTACTTGTATGCGTAGTCAGCATATGCCTTGTAGCTGTCCTGTACTTTGCTGGCCGCGCAGTTAAGAATAGAACGTCCCCAGCAAATTCATTTACGAATTTAACCACCCCTTTAATCGGCATATCATCCACGTGACGCTGATTATAATCATCATAATCGCTGTCTTTAGGTTGTAATTCTTGAGATTCAGGCAACAGGTGCCTGCGCCACTCATCATCGAACAAAGTGCCATCTAAGTCGCAGACTAATAATTCATTATTCATCGTAGTAAGTCCTGTACTTTAGCGGCTTTCCAGCCAGTGCCTTTCCCAGTATCCAAGCCCGCGTCCTTTATAATCTCGTCCAATAGGGCTAACGCCTTATCATTACTAGACGTAAAGAACAACGCGGCGAACGGCCACACAGCAATAACGCGCTTCTTCATTTCCATAACAATGTTATAATACTCGTCCTGCGTTCGGTGACTACTCCGCGCCTTAACTAAGTCCACGAATGAACGAAAGTTATACTTACACCAAATGTTACACGAAGTATTCATAGGCAGCAAGCCGCGAGCGTCCTGAGCAGTAGCGCCTGATGTGATTAAGGTTCTGTAAGAGTCCTGAGCGCATTCTACGCTATCATTAAAATAATTAAATAAAGGGTCATCCTCCGAATAAGGATTAATTACGTCCATCTGACTAGCATCGGTAACGCGCTGTGACTGCATAGCGTAACTGCCTGTGCGCGTCCGCGTTATCTGCTGAGCGCAAGCGCGGCTTACGCCTTCGACCAGAAATGTAACATCGAGAAATTCCCAAGAACTAGGGATGGTGCTGGCCATATACTGAAGTTCTTCATAAAGCTCTTCACCATCCATCGCATTTACTTTCTCGAATGATTCGTTTATTGTGAGCCGTGTCGCCTTCGTCGTCACCAACAGCTCGGCCGCAGCGCGTGCTGGTTCGTCAGCGTGGCGGCCTGTGTATTCAACTAAATGAACTATCATGGGGTCTTACCTTAGCAGTTTTCTGCGGTATGTTTCTGTTTTAATTAGCTTCTCGATTAAATCCATATCTTGGATAAGGTCATCGAGCAGTATGTTTCTCCAAGTCGCAAACCGACCTAGTGAGAAAATGTTATGGCTGTCTGTTAAGTCATGCAACAGCGCCTTACGTTTATCATCGTTCACCGCCGCAATCTTACCTAATCGCTGGTGATGTATTATAGGAGTATCGAACTGATACTGACTCAATCCGAACGCAAGAGCAATTAAACTTAATTGAACTGTTTTATCGCTTATGCTTTCCAATATCATCGTATCATCGGTGATACTCGCTCTGTACACGTCGTGCTCTGCGGTTGGAAAGTATATCGTTTGATACACATTCTTTACGCCTTCTAGTTTAATCCTTACTGTCGTAATTGGCTTACTTTCGAATGCCAAGTCATGCTTCTTTTTAGTGATGTTTAGCGCTACTGGTAGCGGCGCAGTCGAGATAACAGGCGAATCCCCTTTAGAAAATTCGTAAGGCGAATTGTAAGCAACTCTATCGCTAACTTTATCGGATAGTATATCGAAAAAATTAGACGGCGCTATATAGCGTACAGTGGTATCTACATTCCATATGCTACGGTCGCCATTAACGCTTCCTAGAACCTTTCGGCAATAGGCATTAGCTAATGATATAGTAGGCCGCACAAACTTGCCATCAACAAATATTCCTTTGTGCACATTTACTTTATTAAATGGTACGCCTGTTAAGCGACTAATAGCGTCAGAACGGAAGCGCAACAAGGCTTTATGACCTTCTTTACGCTCCCCTGCCTCCAACACCTGAGCTGCAGGAAATCTGTGGGCGGCGATAAGTCCTGCTAATCCTGCGCCCACAATAATCATTCCGCTATCTCCAGCCACTTAGAACGAACTAAGTGCTTAATGTTATTAGTAACATCATATCCGAACTCGCTACAAAGGTCGCCAATAGTCATCTGACCTCCTGCGTTTATGATGCGCCAAATTATAGCCGTCCTTTCACTGTCGGGCTGTAACTTTGTATCCGCCTTACGGCTTTGAAGATACAACAACGTCGTATCTTCATAAAGCTTAGGGCGGCCAATCTTACACGGCAACTTCGGCATCGGCCTTCTCTCTATCGGCTGCTTTTTGAGCGGACGCGGCTTCCTGATAATCAGCGAATGGAATTAAAGTCCACTGCGCTCCTAAGTGCTTAACTGAGGTGCCAATCGGCTCTAGCTTCAATCCTTTGCGAAACTTAATGTGGTCTTTAGGATTAAGGTTTAATCCGATGTACGCGGCTAATACCGACTGAAACATATCAGTGCCGTTAATCATAACAGCGTGGCGCTCTTTACGCTTAGCCGCGACAACAGGGTCTTTCCAAGTTTCTACTACGCCAGCAGAGATATTAGCACGAAGCTGTTCATTAGTTACTGGCGCTTTCGGCTCTTTGGTTTTCTTCTTCGGTGCTGATTTCTCGTCACCAAGCAAGTCAACCATATCAGTTACTTTTTGAACAGCGTCTTTACGGCTTTCAAATTTCTCTATTCTCGCTAGGTTTAGCTCCCCGCAGTGCTTATTGTAAAAAGCCAAAAGCTCGACGTTGGTTGTTTTCTTAATGTCCATTTTAAATCCTTGTATAAAAGTTAAATTAGTAAATTTCGCTATTGCGAAGTTACATTATAATGGTTTCATTCTATAAGTAAAGTGTTTTTCACGATTATTTAACTGCACGCACTGCCTGCCTTCCCCTTAAAGATAATCCTATTCTCGTCATCTTTTCGTGTATTGCTCCTTTTGTTCTTTTAGGAAAAGCTTCGTATATATCCTTCATGTTTTCGGTCGTTTTGTGAAGCTTTATCAGTAGCCTCTGATCCTCCATTGACCACTTGTTTTTGTAAGTTTTAGTTATATACTCGTTATACACAACTACTTCCCCTCGTCGCTTTTGTACTGCCACTCGTCACTGCTTGCGACATTCCACTTATCTGTGCCCTCGACCGCATAGTTTTGCGTGCAAACTTTAAAGTCAGGCGTTTTAGTTTCGCTCGGTATTAAACTAGCATCCATCCAAACGCATCTGTTATTCGGTTGCGCGGCGAACTGCCCGTTGTCTAGCCTTAATATGTTAAAGGACTTATGTTCAGGGTCAGTCTCACTAAAACCTGTGTCTAGGATGGAATCGCCGCCATGACAGGTATCTATCGTGAACATGTAATCCCCATGATGGAACTTCTTATCTTTTCCGAACATCTTGGCGCGGTTAAGTAAAGGCTTTTGCAGGATTGATATATGATAGTCGAAGCAATCCCAAAGCTGCAACGTGTCTAGTGATAACAGCTTTACTGACGGCGTTTCGGTGTGCCACAGGAACGCGCTGATAGGCAACTTATCATACAACGCGCCATATTCTGGCAGCAGTGTTTCAAAGTACAGGGCTTTCCCTGTAATGCTTTTAACCGATGCCCATATACCGTCTACGTATTCTCCGTGACCGCTTTGGTGATCATATAAAAACTCTTTCCTGACCTTTACAGGTATTGGCGGCAGGTTATGTATTAAGTAGCTCATACATTCACCTCGAACTTCTCGCAGGATAAATTAGGACAGCTCTCGTTACTGAACATGTTACCATTGTCATCGCAGTCGGTTTCGGCCTCTAGCTCAGTTTCGCAATACTCGCAAGCGTTAGGCTCACTATAAAATGGTGAGCGGTGGTCGTTGTCGTAGCTTCTTATGTCATCAGGGTAGTTTTCCATTAGTGTTTCCTTTCTTCTAAAAATGTTAGTGGTCTTAGTTTAAGGGCTGACTTAGCGGCATTAACTCCAGCGCCCTCGCCTAGTCCCTGCTTTACATATGCCTTTCGACTTCTAAAGGTGGGATGCGCCCACTCTTTAGTCTCAGGCGGCGATAGCGGTAAGTACCCATAACGATTTAACCTGTGCGCTAGTGCCTTGCTCTTTACTTTCTTACGCATGGCATCTTTATCATCGAATGCCCAGTAATCTATGAATGAGATTAAGTCCATAGGGAATATTACATCAGGCGATTCGCCTCCATAAACCTGATCTATATACGTCATCAACAGCTCATCGAACTCGTCCTCATTAACTGTTTCAGTCTTAGCCTGCACCGCGGCTTTACCAGCAGTCATCGGTGGCCGCGCCTTCGGATTAAATGCGCTCAGGTCATAGTCCCAAAGGTAGTTAATTACCGCGCTGACGCCGCCTGAATCATAATACTTAGCCAAAGCATCGAAGTAGGACGCGCTGAAAGGACGCTCTATGAAGCTCCACATCATGAATATCCGCCTATCATCCTCTGGTATGAACATAGCCATAGGGTTATTAGTCGTCATGACTACGCGGACGATGTTAGGAATGTGAATTGGATTCCTGTACTTTTCCTCTATGCTGATAACGTCCGAAGCCTCCGCCGTTAGTATCTTGCATCGCTCGTAGAACTCTATACTCGTAGCCTCCGAGGCTCTAACCTCGTTAACGACTAGAAGAACGGCCTTAGCGAAGCCGTTAAACTTACCCATTATATCATCGGGCTGTATCTCCTGCGCATTGCCCTTACCGACTGACTCCCTGATAGGCTTCATGGTAAGGTCTTTCCCTAATCCCTGAACGCCAGCCAGCACGATGCTATGGTTCACTTTTACACTAGGAAACTGCAAGGCATGCGCTGCAAATTTAATAAAATGAGATACTTCTTCTGGCGTCCATAGCTTTAGCAGGTGGTCTACCCAAGGCTGTTCTGTTATTCCTATAGGCATAGCAGGACGCTCAGGCGGGTCATATAAGTTAATGCAAAGATAGCCTTTTTTAAATTTAAAGCCGCCAGAAGTAGGCTGCAAATCCTCTACTATGTCAGGCTTTCCTGGATACCACGTGGCATTCTCTACTTTCTGACCGCTCCCGTCCTCTAATATTGTGATGGAGGGATTAACAGGCTTTAGCTTCCCTGTGTTTTTCCACTCTCGCGTCACGTGCTGGTCTTTAGGAATAGCGCCGTTCACGCTCATAGCGGTCTTTAATTCCTTAGTAACTATGTCCCAAAATGCATTTTGCTGCTCATCCCAAAAGAAATCCTCATACTTACGCGGCCTAGTATCGACAACGTCATCTGGCTGCTCATCCTTCATGTGGTCTATATTCATCTGCATTCTCGTTTATCATGTTAAGTAGTTCCTCGTTCTGGTCATTAAGCCAATCGGTAAGCTGACGCCATCCGTTGTCTGCGCAGTGACCGTGATGGCATCTAAATGCGCCGTGGTATCCGTTTTGCGAATCAGGTAATCTAACCGCCGCGCCGTTGTCTGCGCCGTCGCTATGGTTATCCGTCCAAGGGCATCGAACTGGACACCAGCCTGATACATCAGGATTCTCGTTCTTTATCATGTCCGCCGCACGAAGCTGAGCCGCAACTTCCTCAAAGCGATTAAGCCTGTCCTTATAGTCCGCCGAAGTAACGACTGGCATTCTACGGACTCGTTTAGTAAGACTAAGGTCGAAGGCTTCCGCGATAGTTTCGACGCTGTACCGTATGTGCGGTTGCCATCTAGTAGCAATTACCTTGTGACCTCCGTATTTAGGTTTACCGTTAACCCCAGCAGGAGGCCTGAACACTCTATTTATGCCTGCCTGCCCTGTATCATCACCAAGAAACTTCTTTTCTATGAACGAGCGAATAAGAGCATCGAACAACTCCATATCAGTAACGAGAGAATCGAAGAA